GTCTTTGGTGTGCCCGGTTTAATTGATCACTTCTGAGGTGACTTATGGGACCTGCTGCTTTTGCTGTTAATCCCGTTGCTGCGATTGGTACGGCCGCCTCTGTGGGCGGCCAGTACGCAAATTATCGCGGTACTCAACAGACCAACGAGGCTAACGAGCGTATCGCTCGTGCTCGTAATGCTATGGAGGTCGAAGAAGCTTTAAAGGCTCGTACTTTCTCTGCTGCTGAAGCTCAGCGATCCCGTGATTGGCAAGCTGATATGTCTAACACGGCTGTTCAGCGTGCAATGGCGGATATGAAAAAAGCCGGAATTAATCCGGCTCTTGCTGGCTCTCAGCCTGCATCGTCTCCCGCTGGCGCGACTGCATCTACTGCTAAAGCTAATGCACATGGGTATACCGCTCAAAATGCCTTGGCTGCGTTTAAGGATACTGCTGCTTCTGCTTTGTCTCTTCAGCGTGGAATCGCTGAGATTGATAATATTAAGGCGCAAACAGAACTTACTCGTAATAAAGGTGAAATGACTGATCCTGTTGCTCAGCTTGCGGGTGTGCTTGGTCGCTGGCTGGAACCTGCCACGTCTGATGCTAAGTCTGTCAATATGTACGATAAGGCTAAAGACTCGGTTAAGAATGCTCTTACTGTTGCTGCTCAGGTTGGTGAATCTACTGCTAAAAAAGCTGGTGATTATGCTGATAAGGCTTCGTCTACTTGGGACGATATTAAAAAGTCTGTTAGTAATAGTGTTAAAAAATGGTTTTCTTCTGATTATTGGCAGAAAAAATACAAAACTGATAAAAAACGTGAGGTTTCGAAATGAGTTTCCAACTTTATGACCGTAAAGGTCAGATTGTTCGTCGTCGTGTTCAGCTTGACTTTTCTGATGAGCCCCTGCTCACCGAACAGGCTCATGCTAAGACGGCTGATATTAATGAGATTGTGCGCCGGCATGGCGCTAATGCATTTCATCGTCAGTATGTCGAAATGCTCCAGTCAGGTGCTATGCGTTTTGATGATGTAACTGGTAACGATTTTCAGGAAGCATCCGTAATTATCGCTAAGGCCCAACAGTCTTTTGGTCAGCTTCCAGCTGAACTGCGGGCCAAGTTTGAAAATAATCCGGCCAAGTTTTTGGATTTTGTCCAGAATCCTGATAATGGCCCTGCCCTGATTGATATGGGGCTTGCTTCCCCTCCGGCTCCTGAGCCTGTAATCCGGGTTGAAGTTACTAACCCAGTACCTGACCCTGCCCCTGCCGAGTAAACGGCCTCTAGGCCCCTTCCGCTAAGCGCTAGGGGCCTTTATGTATCCACTCCCTGATTAACGGCGCGTAGCGCCTATGCCGAAGGCATGATTAACGCGCCTCTGGCGCTACTGATCCGAATGGATCGCGGTGCTTTTCGCACTGCGTCAACACAATCCCCACTTGATGTAATTGTGTTGACTGACACCTTCCTGTGGTTTAAGGTGTCTATGTCTTCTCACCCGAAGGGTGTTTTATGTTTGATTGTGATCATTTAATGGCCGAATTTGGTGTCTTTGGGTCTGGTGGTGTATTCTATGGCTATGTCAAGGGTTTTTCTGCTGGTCACGCTCGTCGTCGTTGGGATACTGCTAACTTCTGTCGTCCGGCTGATGTTGTTCTTTCTAAACCTGCGGCTGTTCGTAAACTGGCTAAAATTTACAGGAGTGTTCGTGATGGCGAACTTTGAACGTACTAAAACTGTGCTTCGCGTTATTGCTGACGTGATTGCATATATTCTCAAACTCATTTCCCCACGGAGTAAGTGATATGAAAAAGCGCTTCAAAATGTCTAAGGGTAATTCCCGTAAAAAATTCCAGCGGTCTGCTGGTACTAAGCGTATCAATATGGCGCCTCGCCCTATGCGCGGCGGAACTCGTCTGTAATGGCCTGTTCGTTCCCTATCCAAGCGTACCGCCTCCCCGGCGGTACAATTCAGTTTCATGATGTTGGTTCTGGCACTCCGCTGGAACTGCCGTGTGGCCAGTGTGTTACTTGCCGCTTAGAAAAATCTCGTCGCTGGGCTATGCGTTGCATGCATGAGGCTTCTTTGCATGATGATAACTGCTTTATTACTCTTACTTATAATTCCGAAAATATTCCGTCCGATGGTGGTCTTGTTAAAGCTGATTTTCAAAAATTTATGAAACGTCTTCGTAAGCGTTTTCCTGATAAAAAAATTCGTTACTTTATGTGCGGTGAATATGGCGACAATTCAAACCGTCCTCATTACCACGCCGTTCTATTCGGCTTTACTTTTAATGACTGCATTCTTGCTACTCGGTCAAATAGTGGATTTGACGTTTACACCTCCCCGACATTGGAATCCATATGGGGTCTTGGTTTTGTTACAGTCGGTAGTGTTACTTTTGAGTCTTGTGCTTATGTGGCCCGTTATGTGATGAAAAAAATCAATGGGCCTTTGGCTAATCAGATTGACCCCGATACTGGTCTCAAACCTTATGATCGTTTTGACTCTCTGACCGGTGAAATTGTTGAGGTTATTCCCGAATATTGTGCGATGTCACGCCGCCCTGGTATTGCTCACGATTGGATTATGAAATATGCCACTGATTGTTATCCCAAGGGTTTTACTACTATTAATGGTGTGCAGGTCGGTCTGCCGCGTTACTACGATCAAGTTATAGAATCTGAACAGCCTGAATTATTCGCCCCTGTTAAAGAGGCGCGCATTCAAGCTGCTTATGATAATTCTGATGAAAACTCTGAGTCTCGTCTTCGTCAGAAACTCATTGTTAAAGAGGCTCAAAACTCCCAATTAAAGAGGTCGTTATGATTAAAAAATTGTATTCCGTTTACGATAAAGTCCCAGCTGTCTTTAATAATCCATTTGTGGCTATTAATGACTCTGACGCTATTCGTATGTTTGATCAGGCATGTAATGAAAATCCTCATGGTGCTGATTATGAACTCTACTTTCTCGGCACTATGGACGATAACTCTGCCGAAATTAAATCAACCGGCTGCAATCGTATCCGTACTGGCTTAGAATCTCGTGCGACTGCTGCTGATGAATTAACTGCTGCTCAAGAGGGTAAATAAATGAAGTCTGTAATGTCTCACGACTTTTCTGTCGCTCCGTCTATTTCTGCTCCCCGGTCGTCGTTTGATCGTTCTTTTGGTCATAAAACTACGTTCGACGCTGGTAAGCTTGTCCCGTTCTATGTTGATGACGTTCTCCCCGGCGATACTTTTAACTGTAATTCAACCATCTTTGCCCGTCTAAATACGCCTGCTTTTCCAATTATGGATAACCTATATCTAGATACTCACTTCTTTTTCGTCCCTCTTCGTTTGATTTGGGAAAATTCCCGTAAATTCTTTGGTGAACAACAATCGCCCGGTGATTCTACGGATTACTCTATTCCTACGCTTTCGTCTTTTACTGTTGCTGAAGGCTCCCTTGCTGATTATCTTGGTTTGCCCGTCGGTAAGACTATCCCTGCCGGTACTGTTAGCTCTCTTTATCATCGTGCTTACTATCGTATTTATAATGAATGGTTCCGTGATCAGAATTTGCAGTCTACTGATTCCGCTGATGTTCTTGTCGGTGATGGCCCCGATTCTCTCGGTGATGATGGTTTATATTCGCGTGGCAAACGTCACGATTATTTTACGTCCTGTCTTCCTTGGCCTCAAAAGGGTGATGCTGTAACTCTTCCTTTGGGTTCTTCTGCTCCTATTGTTTCTGCAAGTAGTACTTTATTAAAAGGGTCTGTTACTAATTATCCAACTGCGTTAATTGCTAACGGTACAGATACAATTGGTTCTGTCACTTACGATCGTAGCGACACTGGCTCAACTGAATATTTGCAATATCGCGATGGTGCTTTGTCTGTTGATTTAAGCAATGCCACCGCTGCAACTGTTAATGACCTTCGCGAAGCGTTCCAAGTACAGAAATTGCTGGAGCGTGATGCTCGCGGTGGTACTCGTTACTCCGAATTGGTTCGTAATCATTTTGGTGTGAATTTCTATGATGTTTCTTATCGCCCTGAATTTCTTGGCGGTGGTTCGACTCCGGTTAATATTTCTCCGATTGCTGTGACTGCTGACGGTACTAATTCGGTGCCCGGTCAGCTTTCCGCTATGGGTACTGCCCTTGCTAACGGTCACGGTTTTACCAAGTCTTTCGTTGAACATGGAATCGTTATGGGCTTTATGTCTGTTCGTGCTGATTTGACTTATCAGCAAGGTATTCCCCGTCATTTCCTTAAAAAGACTCGTTATGACATTTATTGGCCGTCTCTCGCCCACCTTGGTGAGCAGCCTGTCACTAATGCTGAGTTATATTTTCAGGGTACTTCTGCTGATGATGATGTTTTCGGTTATCAAGAGCGTTACGCTGAGTATCGCTATAAACCCTCTATGATTACCGGTAAATTCCGTTCTGATGCTACTCAGTCTTTGGATGCATGGCATTTGTCTCAGGATTTCGGTTCTCTTCCTGTTCTGGGTTCTGCGTTTATCACTGAAAACCCTCCTTTGGATCGTGTTGTGCGTTTTCCTGATGAGCCGCATTTTATCGTCGATTCTTATACCTCGCTTCGGTGTGCTCGTCCCATGCCGGTCTTTGGTGTGCCCGGTTTAATTGACCACTTCTGAGGTGACTTATGGGACCTGCTGCTTTTGCTGTTAATCCCGTTGCTGCGATTGGTACGGCCGCCT